GTGGAATATAAAAAAAGATGCTTTAAAACTTTATAAAGCGTTAAAGACTCATGCAGACGGATTAGTTCCTGAAGAAATAATCAGAGAACGCAGACCGAATGAGCCTGATGCTATAATGGATTACAGGTTTAAAATCTACGCACCAAAAACGGAACACCCGATTTCTAAGGTAATTACTTCTTTGAGTAAAATAAGACGTTCACCTGATTGGAAAGTGAATTACGATAAAACAAAAGAGCCTGCATTTTTAGAAACGGCAAATAAGACATTAAAAACATATTTAGAAAATGAATATCCTATTTATGACAATATAGATTCATGGTTGTTTGATGAGTGCTTACAGAATATAATGATAGATGCAAATGCTGTTGTTGTTATCGTTCCATTGTCGTATAATATTCAGGTAGGTGAATTTTATAAACCAATTCCGTTTATTGCTAATGTTGACGAAGTTATTTATTACAAAGAAAATGACTATACAATAGTAAAAACAGATAGAGATTATGAATACAAAGATGAAAGCGGAAAGCGTGAATATGATATACATATTTTATCAACAAGAAACGAGATAGTAGAATATGTAATTTTAGAAACAAAAGGGCAAAAGGTATATTTAGAATTAAATAGACTTCAACATAATTTTGATGAATTGCAGGCTTTCCGATTTAGGGGTTTATTCTATAAGAATGAAGACGGTGATATTATTTGGAAGACACCTATAAATTCAATGGTAACGCATTTAAACGAAGCAGCACGTATGTATTCAGATTTACAAGCTGAATATGTTTTACACATGCATTCGGAAAAATGGACTATTAACACCAATACTTGTAAGAAGTGCAACGGAACAGGCAAAACAAAAGTAGGTTTGGCAATGTCAAATTCAACGTGTGGAACTTGTAACGGTAGCGGTTATGAAACTGTTTCACCTTTCCAAAACAGGGTAATTAATTTAGACTTAAATAGACCGAATAGCCAAATACCACCAATACCACCAGCAGGCTATATTCAAAAGAGTATAGAGATAGCACACTTATTAAGAGATGCTGTTAAAAGCAACTTATACGAAGCATTAGAGGCGGTTAACATGCAGTTTCTTTACAATGTTCCAATAAATGAAAGCGGAATAGCTAAACAATGGGACAGAGATGAAACGGATAACTTTGCACATAAGGTTGCAGGATTATTAAAGTACGTTCGTGAAAATGTAGATTACTATACTTGTAATTTGCGTTATGGCTTTTTAATTCAGGATGCAAAGACACGTGAGGAAATGCTACCGAAAATTAGTATTCCACAAAAATACGATTTAGTAAATAATGCGTTATTGATTGAAGAATATAAACATGCTAAAGATGCAAATTTAAGTCCCGTTATATTAGCGTCAATGGAAATGGAAATATCTTTAAAGCGTTTCACTCATGATTCTGATGTAAGCAAATACACTATGTTGGTTTACAAGTTAGACCCTTTATATGGTGTTTCTGAAGATAATAAAATGATGCGTTTGCAAAATAACGGTATTACAGAAAAAGACTATGTAGTTAGTTCTAATATTCAAAAGTTTGTGCGTAAAGCATTGATAGAAGATGAAGAGTTTGCATTTAAAGGATATGAAGAACAAGTGGCTATTATGAATAAATATGCAGATGAAGTGATGAGAGAAAATAGTATTAGTACAGATTTATTAGCACCTTTACAAGATGCACGTAAACAATTAGGAACGCCACAAATAATTCAATCAGAACAATAGGCAGACAAAATAGCTATATTAACATAGAATGAGTAGTATTAAAAAAATAATTGAAACAGTTGATAGTTCTATTAATGAATTTATGGACAAAGTGCCAAAAATCCAAAAGAATATCTATAAAGAAATACTAACAATTACAAAAGATTTAAAGTTAGATGCTAAAGGTAATATCAAAAACACGATAGACAATTATCGTATTCTTTCTCAATTGCGGATGCGATTACGTAGAGTTATTTTTGACAAAGAATACATAAAAGCATCAAAGGAACTTATTAAATCATTCGATACAATTTCTGAAGTTCAACAGTCTTATTTTGCTACTTTTGCAACATCTAAAAGTGCCACAACGCAAGAAATTCTAAATATAGTTAGACAAGATTCAATTGATAGAACGGCACTTTATTTAAGTGAGCAAGGAATTGATTTAAACATTATTTCAAAGACTCAATCTATACTGCAATCAAATATTACGTCTGGCGGTTCTTATGCTGAATTTCAGGAAGCGATGAAAGTATATATTAACGGCAACACTAATAATTTAGGTGCTTTTGAAAAATATGCTAATACAATTGTAATAGATTCAATAAATACTTATTCACGTACTTATTCAACTATACTTACAGATGATTTGGGATTGGAATGGTTTATGTACACAGGTTCTTTATTAGAAACATCTCGTGAATGGTGTCAGTATATGGTAAAAAAGAAGTATGTACATAAATCAGAATTTCAAACTATTTTAACAGGAAATATTGACGGTATTGACATTTGTAGTGATAAAATACCATGCAATGCAAAAACAAAACTACCAAACGGAATGAAAGCAGATACCAATACATCAAACATTACTAATTATGCAGGTGGATGGAATTGCGGACATGCATTTTATGCAGTTGCAAAGGAAGCCGTACCTAAAAATATAAGAGATAAGTTTAACAGTAAAGTATAGTTTACTAAGTAGAACAAATACATACAAAACTATTAATTAAATTTACACAAAATATTTTAAATGGCTAAGGATTTCATAGCAATAGACACAGAAAAAAACATATACGAATTTAGTGAGAAAGGAATAAATTCACTAAAAGAGTTACACAAAGCACAAAGAAAGACAGGATGGCAATACGGCTTAAAATCAGAAAAAAATAATTTACTGATAAAAGTTGTAACACCGAAAGAAGCGCAGGATGCAGTTAAAGAAAATGCATTGTTAAAACAAAGAGTTGCTGAATTAGAGGCAATGAAAGATAAAAGAGGTGCTAAAACACAAAACGAGTCTGATAACACAGAAAAATAATTTATGAATAAACTTAAAACTTTATTTGACAGTTTGGCTAAAAAAGCAGGTGTCGATATTACAGATGAAAGCTATCTTAAAGCATTAGAAGCTATAAAGGAAGTTGAAATTTCAGATGAGATTTCTACAAAATTGGAAAGCAATCTGTACGATATTGAAAGTGCAAAACAAAACTACACACTTAAACAACACTTTACAGCGTTAGGATTAAATGGAGTAGATGCACAGCTAAAAGAAGCCTTAGAAGAATTGATAGAAGATGAAAGTGTAAGAAATGAATTATTAGGTGTTAAATCAACTCCAGCACGTGTTAGAACGGCATTAGCAAAGATAAAAGAACTTGAAGCTAAGAAAGCGAGTGCAGAAGGCAAAGGCGATGACGGAAAGGCTAAGAAAGCACAAGATGAAATTGATAGATTAGTAAACGACTTTAAAGCAAAAGAAACTAACTATCTACAAGAGATTGAAAAGGAAAAAAACTCTAAGTTTGCAGAAATTGAAAAATTGCAACATAAGTTTTTTTTACAAGGATTAGAATACGATAAAAGCAAATCAATAGAAGAAAACCTATTGTTAGCTGATTACCATATAAACAACGAGCTTACTGCAAAGGGAGCTAAAAGAATATACAACACAGAAATTGGCAAATTCGAGCTGAAAAGAGCAGATGACACGTCTCTCGATTATCTTGATGAACGCAACAACAAAACCTCTTACGAGGATTTTACAAAGGGAGTTTTACTCAATAAAAAACTTCTGGCAACAAATGACGGAACGCCACAAAAAAGCAATCCATTGTTTGCACCAGACCCTACTAATAGCGGTCATTCACAGGTAGATTTTTCAGCATTCGACAATTTAAAGATACCATAGTATAGACCATATTAGTATTCAAAGATTATTAACAATTTTAAATACTAAAAAAATGGCAAACGGTTTCGCACCTTATTTATTGGAGGATATAGCAAAGATTGCTAAATCAGCAACTCCACAAAACAAAATAGAAATGCCTGGATTCTTACAATCCTTACTTACGGCACATTCTTATGGTATCAGCAATATTAAATATGACTTAATGAACGGTCATTTTAACGCTGTACAAGTTAAGAAGAAAAAACGCTACACAGCAGCACAAACAGAAACAACTCCTTCATGTGAGATTACGAATGTAAACGGTTACACAGAGGATGCAGTAAGTGTTGCTAACTACCGACAAATTGCAATCCACATCGAAGATGAAGTTATTGCAGCTTACGAAAAGGCGGCTTCAAATCCTGCTATGATAGGAAATGCAGCAGTAGTTGAAGAGTTTGCAATTGAAACTTTATTAGCAGCAAACGGATTAATGAGTGCAGTAAATAGCGACTTATTAACTTTAGCTTATGCAAATTTAGGTAAAAATAGACGTACAGGATTAACAACAGCGTCAACAATCAACATCGGGAAGGATACAAACTTCAACTCTTTAACTGATGGAGCAACACAGATTCTTTCTGATTACAAGTTAAACAACATGGGTGGTAAACCGATTGCAGTAGGTGGAGGTTTGTTTAACAACTATATCATGCAACAAGCTGCTAAACAAACGGCTCAAAACGGATTGGATACACGTACACAAGCAGGCGGTTTTGATTTCTTCTATGACAATGAAGTAGAAACAATCGGAGACGCTAACGATTTATTAGTTTACGAAAAAGATGCAATCCAATTAGTTACTTACTTGAAATATCAAGGTTTCAAAAGACGTGACTTAGGAACTGCAATTTTTGATTACATCAAATTGCCTTATACTACAATGACTGCAAATGGTGGCATTCAAGTTGCACCAATGCCAGTTGACGTACAGTTTAAGTTTAACGATTGTGAAGCTGATTATACAGTTGATGGTGAAACAGAAACTTTACAAAAAGGATGGAATATGATTTTGTCTTTAAACTTCGGTTTGTGGACTATTCCAAGTACAGCGTATAGAGCTGAAGACCCTTTAACAGGAAATAGAGGTTCTTTATTGTACAACGTAACTAATGATTGCGATTCTTGTGATGGCGGTTATTAAGATTTAAAAAACATACTTATATATGAAATGTTTAGAAGGGTACATTGGTGTTGGAGTTAACTGTCAAACGGAAGAATCCGTTAGTGGCAAATATTTAACAGACCTCGCTGGTGTTACCCTTCAAAACATAGATGCTGTTGCAAATGCAAATCAGTTATCATTTTTAGGTGTGTTTGCAGATGTACAAAAAAGAGCAATTTCACGTTTAAGTAAGGATGTGTTAGCATATATGAAAACGCAATACAATTTTAAAAAAATTGTAAATACATACTTTACAAATGGAGAATTAGGAGATACAACAAGTTCTTTGAATTTAAAAAATGGTGTTAGGCTTCAGTCTTTTGAATGCGAAAGCGAGTTACTAAGATTTCATGTAAGCAAAGTTTACTTGTATGCATTAGAAGAGCAAATTACTACTATCTATATTTATTCCGATAAGATATTATTGTACAGTCAAGCGTTAATAACTAAAATAGGATGGAATGAGATTTATGTAAATAAGTCTTACGATACATTAGATATAGTTGTTGCTTATGATAGTTCAGTATTTGAAGAAGTTAAGAAACTTGTATTTGATGATACTTTGTGTGATTGCCTCTGCGATGATTGTGACGATGTATTTAAACAAGCTATACAGTTCGATACAATAGACGATATAGTACAAGTTAATAACACTTACGGATTAAAAGTTGACGTGTCTTTAAGATGCTTATATGACTCGATTCTTTGCGCCAATATAGATGTTTATTCAGATGCTTATTTATATGCTTTAGGAATGGAATTAATGCGTGAACGTATTTATTCAGATAGAGTAAACAGATTTACAACGGTTGACAAAAAACGTGCTGAAGAGTTATTGCAAATGTACACTACTGATTATACGGAGTTTTTACAAACGGCAAACGATAGTATTAGAATTGATAATGATTATTGTATAGAGTGTTTAGAGATTTCAGGAACTGAATATGTAATGCCATGATAGCGTTTAACAGCAACGGAAAAGATGTATTAGATGCAATTAAAGCAGACTTAAAAGGTAAGGCAAGTCCACAGGAAACGGATAAGCTATTAAGAACTATTGCAAGTACATTGACAGGAATGATGCGTGATAGAGTACACGTGCAAGGCAAAGATTCTAATGATAACCAAATCGGTACTTATTCAAGTGAATACATGAAAGTGCGAACAGGTAATTTTAAAAGTTCTAAAATTGTAAGAGGTGTTAACAAAGGTAATGCACGAAAAAAGTATAACAGGACAAGTGACACAAAAGTAATTTTATCATTAACTCGACAAATGGAAAATGATATGTCTATTTGTGAACGCAATCCAATAAAGATACCATACGGATATGCAATAGGCTACCAAAACGATTTTAATTTTGAAAAGTTGACATGGCTTGAAAAGAAATATAAAAAGCAGATTTTAACTAAGTTATCAAAGCATGAGGAGCAGTTAAAAGACGAAATTGTAAACAATTATCTAAATGATAGAACAACTAATTAAACTCGTTAACGACTCAATAAAAGAGAAAGCAATCGTAAAAAAATACGATGCTAACTTTTATGGATTAACAGAATTAGTTCCTATTGAAGATGATAATACTATAACACTCCAACCAAATGTAGTTAACGAGTTTGGAGAATGCATAAAAATAGCTTTAGACAATACGTTAGGATTGCAAGTATATCATAGGCTAAATGATAAAACACCCGTATATAAATCACAGCAATACGGAGAATCAAACAAAGAGATAACAGATAGTTACGGACTTTCAATGTTTGTTGTCGGTAACAGAATAAAGCTAAAACAAGATAGTTCAACACTTTCGCAGTTCGTGACAGGTGCTATTCCTGACAGCTTTAAATTAGAAGGGAGAAGCGTGGCTAACTTAATTCAAAACAGAATAGATTACAACTCAAATCAAATAATAAATACAGAATTTGCAGACTATACGGGAATGCCTGATTTATTTATGTTTAGAGTTGACTATAATATAAGACATACATATAGACGTAAATGTTTAGACGTATGCGAAACGATTTGTAACAATTATTCATCAAATTAAATTAATAAAAAATGAGTGTTTATTATCCAGGCGCATCATGCGAATCAGAAGTACCTGAACACGTGTGTAATCCATGTTCAGAATTTGAAAAAGGTCGTGTACGTTCAGCGGCTTATATTCATAAAGACTATGTGTCTATTATTCAGGCAGCACCAAACGACACAGCGTTATGGCAAGCAGGAATTGAAAGCGGTTTAATTCGTATCATTCCTGAAGTTAGCGGAACGTCAAACGGTGGTGAAAAGGTAGCAGGCGCAGGTTACGGAGACCAAAAAGAACAAGTAACAGGTCGTAATTATGTAGTAGCGTTTAAAGACCCTAACTATGTAGATAACTGTTCTTTCTTTACAGAACTTGAAAAATCTCGTGCATGGTTTTTAGCTTACAAAACAGAAACGTTATTACACATTAGCGATAAGCCAGTATCTGTATTTACAAACAATGCCGTAACTGAAAATTTAGAAGAGGATGTTGTTTGGATGGTTGAGAATACATGGTTTCAAAAAGTTCCAGTGTGTCCTTTAGAAAGTCCTGAAGATATTTTTGATTGCTTTCAACTTGTAGTATAGTGAGCTTAAAAAAACACAAAAAGACAACTACCTTTGATGGTTTATGTTTTACTGTTACAATAAACGGAGTGGCATTGGATTTGACTAATATCGAAATCAATGCACACTTTCGTTTAGGCAGTAAAACAGGATGCAAGGTACATAAATTTAGTGTTGGCAATGGTATAGAAAAAACAGATTCCGTAAACGGACAATTCTCACTATTAGAAGGTGAAATAATTAACTGGGAAGTAGGGGATTGGTATTTTGACATTAAGTTTACGTGGCTAAGCGGACGTGTTGAAATATACTATGAAAATATTTTACCAGTTGTTCAAAATATAACGCAATGAGTGACAGTATAAACATAGAAGTTATAGAACAATGTGAAAATGTAACAATTGTTGTTTCTGAATGTGGCGGTGGTTCATCTGTTGAGTTATTAAAAATTACAGGAACTAATACAAATTCATATACAAGTTCTAATTTAATAGGAAGAACTATTTTGCAAATATCTATTGACTCTCAGATTATAGATGAGGATTATTTTGCTTTTAATATAATGACAGGAAATGTGCTTTTTGATTCGGTAGCAGACACAGGCGCAAAAATAAGAATAATATACACATGAGAAAATTAACGACAATATTATTATTATTATTTTCATTGTCTGCACAGTCGCAGATAGTTAATAAGTTCAGGGATTCGACATGGTTTGCAAAGGGTGTGCGTTTTGATAGTGCAATCTATTTAATAAAAGGTGCATCCAATGGAAAGGTTTTAACTTCGGATGCAAACGGTCGTGCAACATGGCAAACGTTTTCAGGTTCAGGTGTAACACAAAGTACTTTAAATGACTCAATTAGTGCGGTTCGTTCGATACGTAAAGTAGATACACTTTACAGAAATTTAGATAGCTTAATATTTAAGATTAATGGTATTCGATATGCTATTATAGATAGTTCGGGCGGGGGTGGCGGTTCGCAAGATTTGCAACAAACACTTACAAACGGAAATACAACAGGCGGTTTTAATATCAGTATATCAAATGGTGATGCTATTATTTTAGATAATGGTTCAATGTTAAAAAAGGGAACTATTGATGCTGGATTGGGTGGCGTTAATGGTATTGCTCAAATATGTGCGGTTGGTTACGAATTAAAATGGGAAGCGGGGCGGTTGTATGTAATGGGCAGTAATGGTAATACAATAAGACAATCGCTATATAACTTCACCACTACACCTACTGTAAATGATGACAATTTAAAAGGATATGGAATTGGTAGCTTATGGACTTTAGATGACAATACAACTTATTTATGTACGGATGCTACAACGGCTAATGCAGTTTGGAGTTTGATTAATGATTCAATTTACTTTAATAGAACGTATGCACAACTTAGAGCGCAAATGTCAGCACATACTTTAGTTGAGGGCGCTACTTACAAGTTAACAGACTTTGCAACCATTTATGACCAGTCATTAAGTGCAGTAACTAAAACTGCGAGTGGTGAAGTGATAGTTTTAGTAGCAAATTCAGATAGTACATTTTCACCAATAGTGAGTTCATTAGACTTTCCTACTGATATAATTCATTACGATATTACGATAGATACTACTTATATAAATGGTGCGCCATGTAAGGGAAAGATAACTTATCGTAAAGATGCAAATGGGAACTCTACTTATTTTGATTTCAGAAAAGTTTTGATGGTAAATTATAACGATTCAACAGAACAGTTATTTTTTGATTTATCAAAATTAGTTACAGGTAATGATATGCCGTTTACAAAAGAATATGGACTGTCTTTTGGTATTAATGCTGTTGAATTTCCAGCATCTTTTTTTAAAGATAATGTTTATCAAAATAGTAATAATTATTTTGCTGCTTCATACTTTAACGGAGAGGTAACGCAGAATACAGGAAACACTATTTTAGCTTCTAATTTCGGAGGTGAATTTATACAAAATTTTGAATTAGAAATAATAGAATGTGTTTTTGATTCTATTTTGCAGTATAGTGGTGAGGGTTCTTGGAGCAATTCTATTTTTCATAGTGCAGTAAACAAGGTGGTAAGTACAAACTTTAATTATACGGAAGTAGATGGATTGATAGACCGTATATTTCAAAGTGGTTATTTATACGATACTATACAAGGTAGGTTGTATTGGTGTGTTGGTATATATATGTACGCTTGTAATATTGATGGTGATTTTAGCGGTGTAAATGAGTGTGCATGGGTTCAAACTCGTTCTAATTGTAATGTTGAAACTATAAATGGTATTTCACACCAATCTGTAAAAATAGGCTTTAAAGATTGCACTATAACAGGAACTTCAGGTTCTTCAGATTTTGGAAATATAAGAATAGATTGTTTAGTGGAAAGTAAGATAATTTCTGAAGCATTATACCCTGAACTATTTGATACAAGTTACGCTAAAACAATTTTTAAAGGCAGTAACGGAAGTGTTTACTATACATATTACAATGGTTTAACTTATGTAATTAATGAGATTATATGAAAAGATTAATATTTATATTGTTTTTTTTTAACGTTGCTTATTCGCAGTCTTATTTAGCTAAGTCGGTAAATAATGTTAATGCTGATAGTTCAGGTAATATTACTATATCCGTTGGTGGTCGGGTTGTTGATACCATTTACAAAAACAGTGCAAAAGATAGTATCGTGTTTGCAATTTCAGGAGTTAGATATGCGGTTCAAGATTCAATAGGCGGGGGCGGTGCATCATTAAGCGGTTTAACTTCGGCAACGGCAACGAATACAATTAACAATACTAACTATAAACAACGTTGGCAATGGAACTCAATAGGTGCTGATAGTGCTTTCGTTTTAGAAACAGTAAGCACAACGGCAGCGAGTAGCTTACAGAACGTTTTTACAGCTATATCAAGGGGTGCTAATGCAACTTCAGGGCAGACAACAAGAACAGGTATATTCAGCAACACACACACAGGAACGACAAGCACAAATATAGCTTTACAATTAACTGCGAGTGGTGCGACAACTAATAATGCGCTTAACATAACGGCTGGTAATATTCAACTGGTATCGGGTTCATTTATTAACTTTTTATCTAATACACAGCGTATTGGTTCATTAAGTGGATTTTTACAATATGATGCTGGGACATCACAAAATATAATGATTAGTACAAGCACATCACCAGTTTGTGTAGTTACTACCACAGGAAGCAATTATTTGACTTTTGCAAAACCTTCATCTGGTACGAATGCAATTGTATTTAATGGCGATTATATAAGCGGTTCGTACAGAGGTGAGTTGACTTATTCAAACGTAATAAAAACGGCAAATGGTCAAATGGATTTTTGTGGAAATACAGGTCAAGCGGGTGGATTTGGTTCATTCACTCCTTCGGAAATTCTTACTATAAAAGGAAGTACAACGGCAGCATTAGGAAGTGTTGGCATAGGTACGACATCTCCAGTTGCAAGTGCTAAGTTACAGATAAACAGTACTACAATGGGGTTTTTACCACCGAGAATGACAACAACGGAAATTAACGCCATAGTATCTCCAGCGGAGGGTTTAATAGTATATAATACAACATTGCATGAACTTTGTTTTTACGATGGAACAGCATGGCGTAAGTTTTCACATTCAAATATGTAAATAGAATAAAATATGAGATACGAAATTATAGAAACACAGATAAGCGCAGAAACAACACTTGAGAATGATAAGTATAGTGTGTTGATTTCATTAGCAGTTAAAGATAATAACGGAGTAATACCGAATTTCACCAAGTGGATAACTGTTGAAAGTCATCAAAGTAAAACAGGATATGAAGTTGACTTACAAAGGGAAACTGCTATCAATAATTACATTGCAGAACTTAACGCTTAATGACAATAGCCTTAATCATATTATCTATTGTGTTTGCTATTCTTAGCGGAATAAGTAAGGCTATTATGGATTTATCGGAAGAAGGTAAATTAAAAGGCAATCCGATATTTTGGCATAAAAATAAATCATGGCAAAATAAGTGGAAAAACGGAGATAAGATGTTAGGTGAAAAGTTTTGGTTAAGTTCAACATTTTTTGTGGCACAAACAGATGCATGGCACTTATTCGGTACGATAATGTTTTATAGTTATTGGATTTCATTTACTATTTCAGGCTTTATAATTGGTTATAATTTTACCAATAAATATTACTTATTTTTATTATTAATTCCGTATCTTTCAAGGGCAATATTTCATGTTTTTTATTCATATAAAATATTAAAAAAATGAGCAGAATAAAATTAAGTAAAGGAAAGTTGGCTTTTTGGATTTCTCTATTTGCGTTTATTGCAATCGCAGCAACAATATCAATCATTAAATTAAATTAAGAAACATGACACCATTAACAATTTTAATAGCTGGATTTTTAGGGTTTATAACCTTTAAGTTAGCGAACTATTCAGCGAGTGGGAAACATGCTAAATATTCACCAAAACAATTTGACTTTATGTATTGGATTTCAGACAGAGGAAATTGGAATGACTTACTATTTGGTACAATCGTTTTTGCTGTTATAGCACGTTATAAAACGCAAATATTTACAGCATTTTCAACTAACTTTATAGTTGATTTCTTTGAACCGTATAAAGATACAGAGTTCTTTTATTTCGGATTAGGATTCACAATGACATTTATACTAATGTTAATTAGAATGCTGATTGATAAAATTAAGTCAACTATTAAACTTTTAAAGAAAACAAATTAATAGTCATTCCTTATATGGATAAAAAATGGATAAAAAATGGATGCTAAAATGGAGAAAGAATTTCACGAATTGAAAAATAAAGTAGATGAAATACATAGAATTTTACTCGGCAACGAACACGAGCAAGAGGTTGGCATCCATTCACGAGTGAAAAAAAATGAAGTCGAAATAAAGGCAATACAGGAATGGAAACAGCGCATTACTTACTTTGCCTACGGAATGATTATACCAGCTTCTTACGGTGTATTTGACGTTGTAAAATCTATTTTGCAAGTTATCGGAAAGTAATTTAAAATGAGAAACTTAATTATATTAGTCAGTATTGGGTTTTTGGCTATCGGGTGCAGTCGAAAGGTTGCACCTACTATTATCTATCAGGATAAAATAGTAAATTCAGTTGATACCGTAATAATTCATAGTAGAGCAACCGATACAATACCATGCGATGACTTTGAGATTTACATTGAGAATGAAGTACACGATACTGTTTATATTAAGGTAGTGGATAAGGTTGTTTCTGTTAAGTACGTAAAAATTAGAGATACTGTTTACCGAGAAACAATAATAGTACAACCGACACCAAGAAAGTCAGTAATTAAAACCGATAATTCCGTAACGGCAAAGAAAGGCTCTATAATTGGTAATGACAATGTAATGACCACAAAAAACAATAATTGGTGGTGGATATTCTTAGCAGGAATGTTGACATGGTTTATTATACAAAATGTAGTATTTAAAGTAGCAAAAAAATACATTCCAATACTAAACTTTTTGCCATAATTCGACATGAAATTAAATTCATGTAGATTATAATCAACAAAAACGAAATAAATGTGGACTATAAACTACATACAAGATGATAGAAATAAGCGAAGGAGTTTTTATAGTAGATGTCGCAAAGTTTTTAGACGTTTACAACGCACGTTCAAAAGAATATACACCATTAATTTTAAACGCTGGAGTTGTTGAAAGAATGGAGTTGTATAATGCAAAAAACGATACACTAAACCGACAAAAAACCGATTAATATGAAAATAAATAGCAAAGGAATAGCACTTATAAAAGAATTTGAAGGATGCCTTTTAAATGCCTACAAATGCAGTGCAGGTGTACCAACTATCGGTTATGGTGCCACGTTCTATGAAAACGGAACTAAAGTAAAGATAGGTGACAAAATAACTCAACAAAGAGCAAACGAGTTGCTTGTATATCATTTAGATTTATTTGCTGATAAGGTAACACCATTAATCAAAAAAGAACTTAACGAAAATCAATTTTCTGCATTGGTGTCTTTTGCTTTTAATTTAGGTTCTGGTGCATTGTCAAAATCTACACTACTAAAAAAAGTAAATGCAAATCCTAATGATGCAAGTATTGGTGCAGAGTTCCTGAAATGGAATAAAGCTGGTGGCAAAGTTTTAGCAGGATTAACACGCAGGAGAAAGGCTGAAAGTGAACTATATTTTAGTTAGACATGAAATGGATAACAGATAATAACCCAATACGCACCATTAACACAATGGAAGTGAAATTATCCGAGAAAGAAATACAGCAATGTGTTGTTGCCGGAATGAAATCAGCGTATAAATTAACTTCTAATCCTTGTATCACAGTTTTAGAACTTGAAATATTTAGAGCCGTTAAAATGGCTTGTAATAGACCTAAATGAAAATAAACACCAAATACAATATTGAAGATAGTGTGTATTTGGTTACAGATGCGGAACAATCGGAACGTATTATAATTTCAATCACAATTTTACCGAATAGCTTAATAGTTTATAGTGTTATGTGTGGAACGGAAAGTTCAGAACATTATGAATTTGAGTTATGCGAAACGGTTGACGTTATAAAGAAAACATCAAACTAAACTACCATGACCTATAACGAAACATTTGAAAAGTACCCTTACAATGAACAACAGTATGGCAGTAAACAGAAATACTATACATTTGTCGGAACCATTGTCGGGAATGACAACACAGAAACAGTAGGCAGATTTTATAGGCGTTATGCTGAAAAAATAAACTATGAAACAATAAAGGTAAAGCGTTCAGAAACACTAAACGCAAAAGGTGAAATAATAAGCGAAAAATATGCTTTTGTAAAAGAAGATGAAATACAAGATAAGACAGATTATGAAGCCAAAAGATTAACTACAAATCCGTATGGTGGACAATGGGTAAAATACGAAAAAAAGAAATTAGATTATTTCGATATTAAAGATGCAATAATAAAAGAATTAGAAAATTACATTCCTGAATATCCTACAATTAAAAGAGAAAAAACAAAAGAAAATCATTTATTAGTTGTTGACCCTGCCGACATTCATATAGGCAAACTTGCAAGGTCATATGAAACTGGCGAAGAATACAATTCAGAGATAGCAATAAAACGTGTTTTAAGCGGAATTAACGGACTTTTAAATAAGTCAATAGGTTTTAACATTGATAAGGTTTTATTGATTATAGGTAACGATATACTGCATACAGATACACCGAAAAGAACAACAACAAGCGGAACACCACAAGATACAGATGGGATGTGGTATGATAATTTTTTAACTGCTAAATCATTGTATGTAAAAGTAATTGAGCAACTAATGCAAGTGGCAGATTTAACGGTTCATTATAATCCGTCAAATCACGATTATACAAGCGGTTTCTATTTAGCTGATTGTTTAGCAACATGGTTTAGAACTTCAAAAAATATTACTTTTAATACAAGTATTTCACATCGAAAATATTTAAAGTATCATTCCAATTTAATAGGTACTACACATGGTGACGGTGCAAAGGATTCTGATTTACCATTACTTATGGCGCAGGAAAGCAAAGATTGGACTGATTGCAAACATCGGTACATTTATACGCATCATATACACCACAAAAAAAGTAAAGACTATGGCAGTGTGTGTGTTGAAAGTTTAAGAAGCCCAAGTGGGACTGATAGTTGGCATCACCGTAACGGCTACCAACACGCCCCAAAAGCGGTTGAAGCCTTTATACATGATAAAAATGACGGTCAAATTGCAAGGATAAACCATGTATTTTGAAAACGATACCAAAGATATTAGATGCATAGCCTAAGTAATGTCGATTATTAACAACAAAATCGACATTTATGTAGAAAAAACTCAACATAATCGGTTAAAATCCGATTTTAGTATAATAAAATAGCAATTATTATAGTTCTATATTTGGTAACATTTATGCCAAAACACCAATAAACACTATCATATTAATATTAATCGCTATTTAGAATGATTATAAATTAGCTATTTTAGTGAAAATAATTTATAAAAGTGTTGCATTAATCAAAAAAGAAATAGTATCTTTGAACATCGTTAACAACTTAAATAAAACAACAATGAAAATTCAAGACTTAAAAAACAACAGAAAACAAATAATTGAGAAAATCAACGAATTAGGTGTATCTGATGTTAAAACATTCATGGAATTATTAGTAATGGATGTTGATTTTTTCAAAGGCGATAATGTTTTAGATTTGGTAAATGAAGTATTCAATACACACTTTAGAGAAAGAGCAAAAAGAAGTGATTTTTTAGCTAATTCAATAGCTAAAGGAAGAGAAGTAGAAGAATCAAAAGGCAATATTTGGAATCCAATTACATCATCTTGGGAAAAAGCTAATTAATATAGAAATTAAAAACAATATTATGAAAAATTACATCGTAAAAACAGAAAGCAAAAAACTACAATTAGAGATTGCAGGCACAAGTAAAAAAGAAATAAACGATATTTTTGATAATTTTATCGGATTCGGTATATCAAGTTTTAGTGTCTTTGAAAAAACAAAATTACCGAACAAAGAACAAGCATTTTTTTATCAAAAGGTAACTTTTGACGGCATGAATATTTTAAATGAAAAAGAGTTACCTATAATCTAAAAAAACCAACCCTACGATAATGAATCATAGTAGCTAAAAACAAACTAAAAAACTACACTATTTAGAACGATTATAAATTACGAATTATTTTTAAAAAGTGTTGCATATATCAAAAGTTTGATTTATCTTTGTGGTATGGAAATTTGGAAAAACATAATAGGATTTAATGGTAGGTATCAAGTTAGCAATTTAGGTAATATTAATTCTATAAGAGCAAACTCAGGTCTTATTTTGAAACCTAAAATAAATTCACGAGGATATTTTTTGGTTAATTTATACCATAATAAAAGCGTAAAAACATACGCAATACATAGATTAGTTGCTGAAACGTTTATTAAAAATGAACAAAATAAACCGCAGGTAAATCACATAAACGGTATTAAAACAGATAACAGAATTGAGAATTTAGAATGGTGTACTCCAAAAGAAAATATAAAGCATTCGTGGGTATATGGTTTAAATAAACCAAGTGGTGCAAAAGGTGAAAATCACGGAACTTCTAAATTGAAAAATATTGATATTGAATTTATAAGAACTAATATAAATAAATTAAGTTCTAATGATTTAGCCAAAAAATACAATGTAAATATTTCTACAATATACCGTATTAAGAATAAAAAAAGATGGAATCATATTTAGTTACAAAGACTGTAACGCACTTAACAACAAAAATTAGCAAAATGAAAGAATTTATCACTAAAGGAAAAGTAAGAATTGTAAATCTTAGTATTAAAGACGAAAAAAACAGAATACTGTGTGATTTCTTTGCTTTTTCTCAGGCAATGAAAGATAATGAAGCAATTGCAAATACAAAATTAATAGCAGAAGCATTTAACGTATTAAACGAGTCAGGATATACACCTAATGAGTTACTTGAAAAAATAAAATCACTTGAAAAAATAAATAAATAATTATGAAAGAGAAAACAAA